GGACGATGAGATCATCACGGCGTTCTTCGGGGATGCCAAAACCGGTGAGCAGGGCAGTACCACCACGTCGTTTCCGGCGGCCAATGTGATCGGCGTGGACACGGGCAGCGCGGCTTCCGGTCTGAATGTCGCCAAGCTGCGCGCGGCCAAGAAGATCCTGATGGCGAACGAAGTCGATCTCGATACCGACCCCATCGTGTGCGTCATCACGTCAGAGGAACACGATGATCTTCTCAACGAGATCCAGATCATCAGCTCCGACTTCAACGGCGCCGACAGGCCGGTCCTCCAGGACGGGCGAGTGCAGCGGTTCCTGGGCATTGACTTCGTTCACTGCGAACGTCTGACGACCGGCACGGACGACCAGGCTGGTACTTCGACTCAGGTTCCGGTGTTTGCCCGTTCGGGCATGCATCTCGGGATCTGGAACGATATCGAGGCCAGCATCTCCCGGCGCAACGATATCCAGGGTGAACCTTGGCAGGCCTATGTCAAGGGAACCTTCGGGGCGACGCGCATCGAGGAAAAGAAGATCGTCAAGATCTGGGCCCGCTAACCGCGAAGCATAAGGTGAAGTCATGGCAGTTGTAACCGTCAAATCCAATCAGATCACGAATCGCGATGCTTCGCCGCGGGTCCCGGTGGATGGCCGGATCGCGGGGGGTCGTATCCAGCAGGCCAAGGGCGTGGTCGCCATCTCCAACGGCGACAGCACCGGCAGCAAGTATCTTGTCTGTTCGGTCCCGTCGAACGCGGTCGTGAGTTCGGTCAAGATCACGGCGCCGGATATCGGCACGACCACGGCAGCGGATGTCGGGCTCTACCAGACGACCGCCAACGGCGGTGCCGTGGTGGACGCGGACTTCTTCGGCAGTGCGGTTGCCCTGAACGCCGGCGCGATTACCAAGTCCGAGGTGGCCTTCGAGTCCGGCGTGTACACGATTGCGAACGCTGAGAAACCGCTATGGGAAGCCCTGGGGCTGACCGAGGACTCGAACCGCGAATACGATCTTGCCCTGACGCTGACCGGCGACGCGAACGCCGCCGGGTCGGTCCTGGTCGAGATCGAATACACCATTTGAGGTGACTCATGGCGACGGATCTCGCAAAGAACGCGCTTCTGAATATCGGCTCTGGCCGGCCGGCGCAGACTCCGATCAGTACTCTGACCGCAAACCCGGCTGCGGCGCCGGCGGGCGGGACGGGTACCACGGCCGGTGCATGGGATACCGCCGCCAATCGTGATGCGGCGATTGCCACGATCAATGCGCTGAGAACGCGCGTAGCCGAGATCGAGACGGTTCTGAAAGATCTCGGCATTCTCGGCTAACCCGGTAGGAGGGCCGGATGGCCGAACGCGACGTTTCGCTCGACCACGATGGCGCCAATCACAAGGTCTTCAAGTGGCTGGGGCTTCTGAACGGCGATGTCGGACGTGAGTGCGACATCGCGGAATACGCCGATCTGACGGTCACTTTCAACATTACGCCGGGCGGGTCCTTCGGTCTTGGGGGCACTATTGTTCTTGAGGGGTCCAACGATCTCGTCAACTGGTTCACGTTGACCGACGCGCAGGGGAACGCGATCAGCAAGACCGCGGCCGCAATCGAAGTGGTCGAAGAAGCCCCCCGCTACATCCGTCCCAACGTTACGGCCGGCGACGGCACCACCAACCTTGAATGCTGGGTTACTGCCCGGCGGGGGTCGCGATGACTATTGCCGAAATTCAGGACGAGTTGAGCAAGGCCGGCAATCTTGCCCGGGCCTTGGCGGCAGTGGGGAAGATCGCCGACATGCTGGCGAACGCCGAGCAGGTCGAGAAAGACCTGGAGGCGCAGGTCAGGGCCCGGAAAGAGGAACTGGCCGCCGTCGGCGAAGAACTGACCAAGGCCAAGGCCGCGGTCACGCGTGCTCGGGAGCGGGCAGCGGAGACGGTTCGCGCGGCCGAAGCAAAGGCTGGGAAAATACTGGCCAAGCTGGACGCTGAAACCCGGCAGAAGAACGACAATGCTATCGCGGCTCTGGCCGAAGTGGCTGAGCAGACCGAGGCGGCGCAGCGCGAGTTGGGCGATCTGACCCGGACGATTTACGCGAAGAAGGCGGAGCTCGGTCGCCTGGAACAGAAGATCGTCGAGGCGCGCGAGGCGGCGCGTCAGGTTATCGAGGGTTCGGATGACTGACGTTTACACGCTTTCCTATCGGAAGGGCGGCGAGTGGCACGTTCACGGGCACAACGATCTGCCGGGGGCACAGGCCGCCGGCGCCGTGGCCTTTGCGAATGGTGCCGTCCGGGTGTGGATCTGGGAGCCGACCCGGGTCGATAGCCAGGGGCGGCCTCAGTCGCAGATTCGATACATGCCGGTAAGGCGCGATGGCGGGGTCGAGTGGGTTCGTACGCTGTCCTTGCGTCCGGGGGATGCTTTCCTGAAACAGATCGGCAAGGCGCCGGCTGATGGCTGATTTCGTATTCAACATCGCCAAGGGGCGTGTGGCGGAACTTTACAACCGGGTTGATACGAACGACCCCGCGAACTCCGTCCTTGTGGTGATGGTTTTGTCCGTGACCGGCGATCAGGACGCAGCCATGAAGGACGTGGACGACGTGGCGGCGTTGACAGGCCTGGCCAGCGTGGCAGAGGTCACCAACACCGGCTACGCACGGATCGTTCTTGACGATCTGGATCTTGCTGCGTTTGCGCCGGACGACACGAATGACCGCGTTGATCTGGATCTTGCCGATTTTACCTGGACGAGTGTCGCCGCAGGGAGCGCGTGGACCGACGTGGTGATCGGCTATGACAACGATTCCACGCTTGGCACGGATGCCAACATTATCCCGTTGGTAAATCTCGATTTTGTTATCACGCCGGATGGTTCGAACATCACGGCCAATCTGAACGCCGCGGGCTTCTACCGCGCGACCTGAACCCACATCATTGGAGGTGAGGCGTGGAACTGATCCGGGTCATTTTCACGATCACGATGTCGTTGATCGGTCAGCCGACGACTACGAACGACAGCGGCTGGGTGTTGCTCGACCCGGCTTTGCAGCTTGCACCGGGGGCCTGTACGACCGAGGCGTATTCGCCCGCGGGGTCTCCTGACCCGGCCAACGATTACGTGCAGATCACGGTTTGCAGCAAGTTCCCGAACAACGCCCCTGTCGGCACGATTGCGGATCAGTCGATCGGGGAGGGCGATCCCTTCTCGCTGGACCTTTCGACCGTGTTCAGCGACCCCGAAGGGCAGCCCATGACCTTTGCCGTTACCGGCCTGCCCGCGTTTCTGGCCTTCGACGGCACGGTCATTTCCGGCACACCTGCCGATGGCGACAACGGCGTCTACACCATTACGCCGTCCGCCACCGACGATCAGGGCGCTACGGGCTTCGCCCCCTTCACGCTGACGGTCAACGACACGATCACCCCGCCCCCCGTCGGACTCAATCTGCTGGCCTCGTATGTGCCCGCACCGGGCCAGTGGGCGCTGGTGCCGGGAACCGCGTTCGACAGTGTGCGCCTGCCTGACGGGAACGCCTTCGGCACCCTGGGCCAGTCTTCGGCGGTCCTCGACGCCTGGACGGGTGCGGCTTACGATCCCGCGGGTCATGTGCTCTATCTGTTCGGAGGTGGCCATTTCAGCTACTCCGGCAACGAGGTCTATTCTCTCGACCTCGAAACGCTGGCGCTTGCGCGCCTGAACGATCCGGCGCCCTTGACCGACCTTTCCACCGATCCGGAAGGCTGCCCGCTGCCCGGAACCGGCCCGTCGGCATCGCATACTTACAGCGGCTTTGTGTGGTCGCCTCCGACGCAGAGCGCGTTCATGTTCTCCGAGATGAACTTCGCGGACCAGAACAATTGCGTGACGGTGCAATGGGGTGGCAACTGGTTGAGCGAGTTCGATCCGGCGACGAATACGTGGGCGCGGCGGGCGACGTACAGCGAACTGGCCGTGGGCGACGACCACGCGATCAGCTTCCCCATGTGCGGGTACAGCGACGCGACGGGCCTTATCTACTGCCTTGAGGGCAACCGGCGCGCCGATCTCTACGTGTATGACCCTGTGGCGAGGGCCATGGTCTGCAAGGACACGCAGGCAGCGAGTTCCTTCGTGCAGGATGGCGCGGCGCGCTATCGCGACGGGTATCTGTACTTCGCAAACAAGAAGGGCCTGCAACGGATGCTCGTGGACGCGATGGACACGGTAACGTGTTCGGTCGCGCAGGAGGAAGTGGTTGCGCCGCAACTGCCTGGTTTCACGAACAGTCAGGGTAACTGGGGCTTCGACATCGACGCGCTCGGGCGCGCGGTGGCGTGGTGGGGCGACAACCGGGTCTGGGTTGCCGATCTCAACGGGCCGTTGCCCGCTGCCTGGGTTGAGATCACCCCGGACCCGGCCTCGTCCCCCACGTTCATGACCACCGAGGGTGGCAATGTGCTCAAGGGCCGCATCTATACCAAGTGGTGGTACATCCCTGAGCTTGACGTGTTCGCAGCCTATCAGAACAGGGCGGAGGGGTTGTGGCTGTTCAAGGTGCCGTGATGGAAAAATGCCGTCATATTGATACGATACCAGTTGGTGGCCCGGTTTGGATAAAGGCACGCGTAGTTCGCACACGAGATATATACGTTGTGCAGGCGGGAGCGCGGCGGCCTGCAACTGAACATGAGATTGACAAGGCAATGCAAAAGGAGATACGCGCAGTGTGCCCGCGCTGCAAGGAGACGATCCAGACGCTGATCGACGTTCTGGAAGAGCTCCAGTCGCTCCAGAACGGCCCTCCCCTGCTTCGTGAAGAGCACAAATGGCGGGCCGTAATGGCGCGGGCGGACAGGATCATCCGCGAAGCTAAGGGCTGGTAGATGGCAATTTTCGAGGACCATTTTGCCGAAACGGCCAATACGGTCCTCGCCAGCCACGCGCCGGACACGACCGGGACGAGTTGGACCAAGGTCACGGACACGCAGGCCGGGCCGAACAGCGATGTTCTGGTTCGCGCTGCGACGAATGACGTTCAATGTCAGAAATCGACGACCGGCGGCTTCCTGTTCACGGCTGACGCGACCTACGGCACCGCCGAGTACGATGTCGAACTGAACATCCTGAAATCCGGTTCGCCGGCCAATGAGACTCGAATCGGCGTAGGCGGGCGCATTCAGGACGCCAACAACTACTATTTTGCGGTCATTTCGCCCGAGACAAACAACCCCGATATCTGGCTGGGCAAGAAGGTCGCGGGCACGATCACGGTGCTGGCCTCGGCTGATAACGGCGAGACTTTTGCGACCGCCAAAACGCTCAAGCTGGAAATCCGGAACGCCACCAAGAAGGTCTTTATCAATGGCGTTGAGATTCTCAGCAGCACGGACAACGCGATTACCGCCGCCGGCAAGGGCGGTCTCGTCATTGGGGACCAGGCGGACAGCACGACCCCGGGAAAGCCGTCCACCGGGTACACGC